TTCTCTGCCGCGCGCTTCTTTGCGTAGATTAGCCATTTACCTTCCCTCGCAATTGAAGAATTGACTGAAGGTCTTTTTTAATAAATATGCGAGTGCGGATTGAGCAGTAGTTTTCCTTCATTCTGGCGTAGTAATAGTCCTTTCGTTGTTTAAGCTTGTTGGCATCCGCTGTCATCCAGTCTTTTACAGCAAACTTAATTAACCAGCGGTGGCAGAGATACCATTTCAGGTAATCACTCATCGTCTTCTTCCTCGTACATTGAGCTATTCGGATCGCTCATCAGTTCTGCGCAGCAGTGCTCACACACATGAACTTCCAGCACATGCAGCTTCTGACTGCAGTTAGCGCACGTTAAAGCCCGCTCGACGCTTTCTTTCTGGTATTGAAGGGATTGGGATGGGCTAAGCATGGCTTTCACCATTAAAAAGTCGCTTGTAAGCATCAATGTCTCGTTTTGCTTCACCGAGCTTTCGTCTTAATTCCATGTTTTCTGATTCAAGCTTTTCCATGTCTTGTTGGTATCGATCGCGGTGTTCTTTCCATGCTTTTTGATACGCCTTCATGTATGTCATGTTGGCCTTTCTCTTTGCCTGACGAACTGCGTGGTGGTTTTCTACAAACCACTCAGGGTCGTTAAATGCTGCTCTGGCGCATGTATACCAATAATTTGTTGCCTCCCTGTTTAGCCAATAAATACTGATAAATGGCAACTGGATAGACACCATTTTTCGTTGAGACTCTTTCTCGCCAAACATGTGTCCTTTTTTGATGCTAAGGCCAAATCCAGGTTGAATTAAAAGCATTGTCATTTCCTCGCACGATGTCTAAGCCACCGGATATCCCACAGGTGAGCCGTGTAATTGAAGGTTTTTACGTCAGATTCTTTTGGGATTGGCTTGCGTTTATTTCTGGAGCGTTTCGTTGGAAGGTATTTGCAGTTTTCACAGATTATGTCGGTGATACTTCGTCGCTGTCGTCTCATTCGTACCTCCTGTCGGTAAATCTGACACCCTGACCAATAGCCCATGCTGTTGTGTACTCGATCAGACTTGCCATACGCTTCACGCTCATCTGCGC